CAGTGGTAGCCATCACTCACCTGTTCCAATAATTTTTGGGAAACTTTCATTTTTTTGCCTTTTGGGGTGGTGAATGAGTCAGATTTTTGCTGCTGGCGGTGTGTTTTGCACCCGTCATCAAAACACCACCCTCTTTGTGAGTTGGGCCTTTATAGGGTTTACCACTAGGCAGGTAGTGTTTGGCTTCCTTGCTCATCACTTGGCCTTTTTAGGGGGCTTTGCAGTCTTTGCCGCCGCCTTGAAGTCAGCAGCGGAAGGTGCAGCCTTAGAGCCGACCTTGTTCATTTTCTCGCCAGAACCTGCCTTGATACGGGCACGTTTGGCATTGATGTTTGCGTAGAGTCCAGGTTTCATTTCTTTTTCGCCTTCCCTGCTTTGCTCAAAGCAATCGCAATTGCTTGCTTTGGATTCTTGACCACCTTTTTATTGGAGGTCAACTCGCCAGCCTTGTACTCGCGCATGACCTTGCTGATCTTCTTTTCAGCTTTGGTTTTCATTTCTTTTTGGCTTTGCTGGCTTGGCTCTTGGCAGTCCGTGAACCGCGCAGAGGCATGGCCTTGGAAGGCTTACCAACCGCCACCATGATGGTCAGAGGCATAGACTTCTTTTCTTTTTTGTCTTTAGGCATCATCATGATGAATCCTTAAATGGTTGATTTACGTGGACGCCCCATCTTCTTGGGTGGGGGAGGGTTCATAGGCAGAGGTTTAACCTCTGGTTCTGCTGGTTTCTCATCCACCCGCACATAACCTGCATGGCCCCGCATGGTTTCAATGTCATGCTGTTGGGTGAAGGTGATTGTGTTGCCAGACTGGATGCAACGAAATGTAGCCATTGTTCTCTCACTAAAAAGGGGGCCGAAGCCCCCGATTTAAACCATGCGACCAATAACAAGACGCACAGTGGTGGATCCTAAATCCACTGCTGCACCAGTCGTGTTGGTTGTCGCAATCGTCACTGTGTTTGCAGCGGAGACATAAGCACGGCGAACAAGCCCTGCCTCATCAACACCAGCAGACATAGAAATCACCATGTCGCCCAAGACAACGCCTGGAACTGCCACGGTATCGGTTGCTGCCGCTTGATCGGCAACGGATGCCGAGTTCAAAGTGCAGGTAATAGCCCATGTGTCACTGAAGACGCCACGGAACTGGTCGTTACCTCGACGCGAGGTAATTGCGGTTGCTGCTGCCATGATCTAACTCCTTAAAGTTAACGCCCCCATTTCTGGGGGCTTGGGGGTTAGGCTGGCACGACGAGAGCAAACAAAGATGCAGACTTAGCCGCACCCACGGATGCTGCGTTACGCAGACCAGCAACACCATACAAGGTGTCCGAGGTGAACAAGGTTGACAGGTAGTCTTGCTTGTACTGGACTTGCGAACGGATACCCATTTGCTCAACCAGCACCATCGAATCACGGTGACCCATCAAGCAAACACGGGCAGCGTTTGTGCCGCTGGTCGTGTCAGCGTTGGAGGTGGTGAACACGGGGATGCCGTACAGGTTGCCGATTTCGCCGTTGCGGATTGCATTGCCATCACCCACAAACGCTTGTTCGGTGTAACGAGCCAAGCCCATCAGCGTGTTACGGCTAGATGGTGGGATCACAAAGAAACGCTGATCCATTGGGGTGTCGTTGTCGTCCAAACGCTGAATGGTGCGACGAATACCGGCATCGGTCAATGCGCTTTCGTTGTTGTTTGCAGCAACATAAGCGGTAGTACCGTCACCACCAGCAAAGCCACCAGCGTAAGCACTGTTTGCAGCGTTGCCGCCGTTAGAGCCACGACCCACTTGAACCAAGTCGCTGTCCACAGCCTTGGACAAAGCATAACCAGCGTCCGAAGTGTAGAACTGGCGCAAAGATGCCAAGGCTTGTGCTTCAGTGATGTCTTCAATGAAACGGCTGTATTCAAAGTGACGGTTGATGCTCACCAAGACTTCCGACTCAGTGTCGGCAATCAAGGTAACAGCAGTCGATGCAGCCTTCAAAGTGGCGCTGCCACGGGTAGGCGAGGGAATGTGAACCGTGTCACCCTTTTTGCCCTTGAAGTTCATCTTCATGACGAGGTTCGCCATAACGAGGTTCTTCTTGTAAGCAGCGACGATTTCATCGCTCCAAATCTCAGGGATAAAGGTTGCTGCGGTGGTATTGGTTACCTGGGGGGTAGGATAGGCCATGTTGAATTCTCCAAAATTAAAAAGTTAGGTCATTTGACCCGACCCTCTGCGTACGCTGTGAGAATTTCCTCGTTCAGCGCATCGTATCGGGCTGGATCGGTCATTTTGAGACGGATCAGGTCTGCCCTGCGGTAGACTCGTTTGGAACTCTCGCCACTCCCCCCCACATCAACTTGTGCAGCTTTCATGCTCTTGGCCCGTGTAGCGTCTGACGCTTTCTCGGACTGTTGAGCCTTGATGCCACGCAATTCTTTGTAGGTGGACAGCAGTTCATTCGCAGAATCGTAGTCAAAGTCACCATCAGCACGTGCATACAGCCCCAAGCGGATGGGCGATGCTTTCACCCAGTCTTGGAACCCTGTGTCATTCACGATTTGCGTGAAGTCAGGATGCTCTTGCGATAGCTTCTGCTGAATCTGCATCTTTTTGAAGTCTTGGCTAGCAATTTTGGCCGCGACCACATCTGGATGCTTGTCGATTGTCGATTGAACCGCCTTTTGCGGGTTCTCAAAAAAATCTACTTCCGGTTCATCTTGTGTAGCTGGCTGCTTAGAACCTAAGTTTTGTTTGATCAACTCGTCGGCCAATTTACGGACTTCACCGACCTCTTGGGCCTGTTTGCCAATTAGCTTTTCAGCCTCTTGGTGCATCCGCACAATTTCCTCCAAACTTTTTTCCCTGTATTTCTCAGGAAGTTCGTTCTTTTGCTCTTCGACTTCAAGTTCGCCAAGTTCTTCTGGTTCTTTGTCAATCAACATACTGGTTCCTGCCTTTTGGGTTGTAGGAGAATCAACGCGACATTTGTGTTTATGCGTTGGCTTTGCGCTCTGCGGCTAACTTATCGCGGTGCTTTTGGTCAAATTTCATCCATGAAGAAGGAAAATTGCCCGACCACCCCTCTAAGTTAATCGCTGGTGCGCTGATAACACGATGGGCAAGCCCACCGCATATGCACGGCACTTCAGCAGTCTCATAAACTGCCAAAGCCTCCATGCGATGTCCGCTTTTGCAGACAAATTCATACATTCTTTTCATTCAAGTCCTCATACGCTCGTTCACTGACCCCTTTCAGGGTTGTCAGCCAAGTCATAATCGAAATCTCACCTTTGCGAAATTGTAGACTTTTTTCATCCGCAATGGTAGAGATGTTGTTCATTGCTTGCAACATCAGGTTGGCGTCCTCCATCAGGTCTTTCCAACCAGGATGCGTAAACAGGTCAAACCTGTCTTCATAATACTTTTGAAGTTCTGGTGACATTTTTAACCTTTTACGTGTCCAGCAATCCAGGCCACGACAGCGCCAATGGACGATGCGATGGTCATGCCAGCCCAGAACCCGCCACGGCCTTTGTTTGCCAAGGCAAGCAGTTCGTCAAGCTGGTGTTCCATCTTGTCAAGTTTCTTGTCCACGACTTCAAAGCGGCGCTCATAGTCCTGCACCTTTTGGTACAGCGCACCATACTTAACTGGGTCGATCTCTGGCGTGTCCATTTATTTAACTCCTGCTATTGCTTGCCAAGCGTTGAAGAGGCCTTGGGCGTCAGTGGCGTGTCCGTCAGCCTTTTCTGCCAGCTCTGAATATTCGCGAGTGCATTGCTCGAATACGACACTGAGGGTGTTGGTGTACTCAATGAGGGAGGTGTCGGTAGCTTGGGCGAAGGTGCTGCGACTGGCAACGAGGTCGTCGCGCAGCCTGTCACGCTCACTGCGAGCAGAAGCGGCATCAGCCTTGTTGCGCTGCGCAAGGGCAACGGCTTTTTGAACTGCGGCATCTTTTTCTCCCTGCATCCGTGCGGTTTCTTTTGCGGCCTGTTCGGTCGCCACCTGAAGCGCCTGAGTATGCTCAAGCACCATCTCGTCGATTTTACCGTTTAGCCGCCAACCGTTGGCTGTCCATCCCGTCAGCAAGCCAACAGCCAGCGCACCAGCCAAGAGGTAGGGGTTGGGTAACATTACTCAGCCACAGGCTGCACGGGGTACAGCAGCACATCATCAGAAGTGCCGATGATTGGTTTGCGGCCAATTACCAAGTCGGTAAGCATATCGTTGTCTGACAACTTGCCAGTCAAAGCGTTGTTGCTGGAGTTAATCGACATCTCAGCATTCTTGGTAATGCTGTAAAACTGCGTGATGCTAGGCACGATCAGCGCGGCCCAAGGCAGCAAAGTCTCAGCAGTGGACTTGGGTGCAGCAATGGATTGCTGTGCTTGCTTGGATCCAGCGTTCTTCAACGCGAAGTACATCAGGCCCATGCCTTTGGCTTGCGCGTCACCCTTTGCGGCCATCTCAGCGACTGCCATGTCAGCACGTAGCTCTTGCTCTGCTTGGCGCTTTTCGCGTTCAGCAATGGCGGTGTAGTAGGCGTCTTGGTTGGTGGCACAAGCAGTCAGCGTCAGGGCTGCTGCGGCGATTGCGAGTAGTTTCATTCTGGTGCTCCTTGGTCAGCGGGTTGTGGTGTGTTGCCCTCGGCCAGCCACGCCAGATACTCGGCGTAGTCGCGGTTATCAGGGTCGAAGGGGATGAAGGCGTTGTCGGCGAGGCGTTTGATGCACTGGGCTTCTGCGCCTGTCATGGGGCTGATTGGAAGTTTTTGGTACATGATTAAAGCTCCGCAGATGCTGTCCAAGAATACTGGTAATACCCACCGGAAGCTGCAGCATTAGCTATTTTTTGGGCCAAGAAACTATCGCTAAAAGCAGCCGCCAGAACAGGCGCACCGGCTGGAAAACCAGAGCTACCAATATCGACTAAGGTGACTGTCGGCGCAGCCCTCTTTGTTACTGCGTAACGCTGTGGCGAATAGTAAATAAAACTTGATGCTGTAATACCAGACCAAAGAGGAATGGCGCTGGACACCTCATAGTACCGCTGACACAACGCCAACTCAGTCCCATACGGCCTGCGCTCAAAAGGCGTGGCGACTGAGCCTTGCTCGAACTGAACCAGACTCACCGTGCCCGTGTTGAACTCGATGTTCAGGTTTGTCCCACCCACAGCAGTGCCAGTCACGCCAGAGCCAGCGTAAGAGCCAGCACCGATCTTGCCTTGCGCCGTGCCAGTCCAAGACAGGGTGTAAGTGCCGCTGTAAAGGTTCAAGCCCTCAATGACTTGGATCAACGAGCCAGCCGAGATGGTCAGCGTGGTGATGTTGTTGGCCGTGGCAAACGTGTAGGTGCAACCAGACGCGCCAGCCTTGAAGCGGTCATGACCATAGACACCCGCAGCCAGCGTCACCGTACCCGAGACAGCCCGTTGGTTGACTTGGAAGTTGCCGTTGATGATGGCGTTGATGACCCCGATGGAGCCACCGTTGATTTGTGAAACGACGATGTTGCCAGCCATTATTCTTGCTCCTTGGGGTAACGGGCCTTGATCTCAGCCACCTTGTCTTGCCACTCTTGCACAGTTGCCTCACCGCGCTGTGCTTTGAAGAACAACGGGTCGGCTTCTGCAATGTAGGCTGCGCGGCGGTTGGCTTCGGCCTTCTCTGCGGCAATGGCAGCAGCCTTCACTGGGTCGATTGCAATGTTAAAACTCATGGGAAAGTCCTCCGATACCGTCAGTCAGTTCTGCCTCGTCCACCGTCCATGCGTCACGCTGGCTGCGGTCTTCGGGAATGTCAGCAGCGTCCACGATCTTGAACGGTCTGCCAAAAGGAACGTCCTTAATGGCGATGGCTTGGATGCTGTGAGCGTTCAATGCTTCCTCGGTGGGGCGCACAATCGCAACCACACCGTTGTCTTGGTTGTAAATGATTACTTGGGTCATGGTGGCTCCTTTAGCGGAAGATGGCTACTTGAACAGTGTCTTGGTCAGCCCCAGTGCCCCCACCTGATGTATTGCTGGTAAATCCAGTAATTATATTAAGGTAGGTTGTTGCAGCTCCGTTTGTTCCAGAGTCTCTTTGTCCGTTCCATCCATTACCAAACACAGCAGCATAATTTGTGTCCGGCATTGCGGTTGTAAAGTTCAACCTGTAATCGCCAACACCGAAATCCGAAATACTCGACACGTTCCCACTCGCACGAATCGCCACAGTGCCAGTGCCGTTGAAGTTGCACCACGCTCTACACGAATAAATAGGTGCTGAACCGCTTGCATTGGTGGCGGTCTTGACCTGAGCCTCAATGTTGCTTTGGTCGTTTAGAACCGTGCCCGTAGAGTCTGGAAACGTCAGTGTGCGATCAGTCGAACTCACAGGAGTCGTCAGCGTAAAAGTACCAGTCCCACTTGCGGGGCCAGCAACGGCAATTTTTGTCATACGAATTGACCTTTCTCACTTCGTTGTATTGTGCGACCACGATGCCAATTTGAAGGCACCTCTGACGCATCATGCACAGGTTTATTTTGAACCCCGTCTGTCATCCAGAACCTTGGCTTGAGCAATGCCCTGCCCTTAGTCCAGCCTTGCGGTGGTGTCTCACCAAGATGCGTCTTAAACCGAATCGTTTTGCCCGTCTCTGGGCAATGGTACTCAGAGCCGCTTTGCTTCACAATGCTTTCTGGCTTGTGAGAACCCCAAGACACACCAGTTTTTGTCTTTGAAATGGTCTGCTTGTGTTCGTCTGACAAACCGCCACGCACAGCACCAGTGAAGTCAAAATGAAACTTGGCTGATGTTTGTTTGGCCCGATTCCAGAACTCTTGGTTGCGGCCTACATCGAAGCAGTCGTGCAACAGAATCTCATGCGCCAATGCCTCCTCTCGGGTGGGCCAGCGCGACAGAATGATCTTTTCCACCTTGTCCGCACCGTTGACCTTGATCCACGCCTTGAGTGGTCGGCATGAGCCAAGGTATGCAGAATCAAATTCTGGCTGAGTTTTACACGTGCGAACGCCAATGTAGAGCGAACGGGCATCCGTAGGCTCCTTGACTTTCAGCATATACGTGTAATGGCTCATGCTTGCTCCAGTGCCACCACTCGGGCGGTCAATGATTCGATCAGGGCTTGTTGCTCTTGAATAGCCGCCGTGAGCGTTGCCACCAAGAAGCTGGTGTCGATGCCTTGGTACTGTGGGTTGCCTTCAGCGTCCACTGCGTCTTTTTCGCCTGACACGCATCCGGGCACAACTTCAGCCAACTCGTGAGCAATGAAGCCTTGACCGGCTGAGCCGTCAACTTTCCATGTGTATGTGCATGGCTTGAGTGCGGCGACTTTTGGAAGTGCACCTGTCATTGGCGTAATGTTTTCTTTTAAGCGGTAGTCGGAACTTGTGTTATACGCTGTCGTAGAACCGTTAGTTGTGATTGACCCAACCGCACCATTACCGTTTCGCAGAATGATGTTGTTAGAAAGCGTTGTTTCCGTTCTTGCACAATCAATAGTGGTAGCACCTGTTGCTGTAACCGTAAAACGCCCTTGGAATGTTGTTGTACCAAGTAGCAAGTTACCGCCAGAGACTTGCATGGCGATGTTGCTCACATCGGTAAACGCCGAATTAAGTCCTTGAATCTGCGTAACGCCGCCAGTCGTCTGTATTGTCAATGCAGGGTCAGATGCTGATTTTCTAAACGATGCAACATACCCAGAACCGTTATCTTTCTGCACAGACAACCCAAGCGTAGGCGAACTCGTACCAATACCCACGTTGCCAGACGCATCCACTCTGACTCGCTCCGAACCGCCAGTAGACACACCGACAATATCGGTTCCAAAAAACACACCCGTGTTGGCATCAGACCCACGAATCGCAGGTGTACCCGCAGTCCCGTCAACATCGGACAAGCCGTTTGTGCCATCAAGAATTAGTGACATTGTTTACCCCTGTTAAACCACAACATAGCGTGCGCCGCTACTGACGGTGACGGTGACGCCTGAGTTGATCGTGA